AATCTAATTTGTTCTTCTCAGTTCCAAATACTTCCCCCAATAGTAATCAAAACTACGTCAAATAACATACACAAATCATGTAACATTTTCATTATATTTTCACATAGTATTGATAACTACATGCATCAATATTTTGTCGAATATTTCTTATAATTATTTTCAATTATTTGTTTAAAAACCCTTGCATTTTCTGTTCAAATGTTATATAATTAAATCATGGAAAGGGAAATAAATAAGCACTACTAAATATCATAACCTTGTAGTGGCTAAGGGTATGTATTCCAATGATTGTATATTACAAATAAGAGGTGATTTAAAATGTTAGTATGTTTATTAATTTTATTCTTACTTCATGCTTTAACACACTGGGAAATATTTAAAAGTATGACTAAGCTTTTCATATGGTTTTGGTTAGTTGAACTATTCTTTGGAATTGGTTTAATAATAGGTGTAATTACAAAATTATTCTAGAGGTGATTAAATGAAATGCACATTTTCTACTTGTTTCTACTGGCAAGACGGGACATGTAGAAAGAACAAAACAGATTGTTCAAAGTTGAGGTATGCTCCAAAGCATAATTATGATTATAGTAAAGGTAGTTATGTTGTAGCAAAGAAAGATAAAAGAGATAGTTATCATTATGCACTATATGATGAAGATGATAATTTTATATGTAACACTAGTGAAAAGATGGTATTATTATATAATTATAAAATATATTATGATGAATGGAGTGAATAAAATGACAAAAAGACAAATTGAATTATTAATTGAAAGTATTAGTTATCATCAACTACATTTACAAAAAATGTATAGCCGAGTAACTAATGAAAAAATATTAGAAAAAGCAGTGCATGAACATTTAGAATTATGTGAAATTTCAAAAATGTTAATAAAGGAGTTAGATGGATATGATAAAGAGAATCAAAACTCATAGAATTAAACAGTTTTATTACTGTTGTTCAAAGTGTGGCAGACAAATAGATAGTTATGAATATTATAAAAATGATGGGGTGTGTGATATATGTCAATGGATGTAAATGTTAAAGGTTGTGGTTTGTGTATTTATTTTAATGGTGAAGATTGTACAAATGATAAATGCTGGAATTATAGTGAATTTGAACGTAAAGAATCTAAAATAAAGCCATCATATTATGGAACTGGTATTGATGTTATTGAGTTTTGTCTAAGAAATAACTTAACATTTATGCAAGGTAATGTTATTAAATATGTTACAAGATATAAAGCCAAAAATGGTATTGAAGATTTAGAAAAAGCAAAAGAATATATAGACAGATTAATAGAATTTGAAAAGAGGGGTGAAAAATAATTATGATTCTAGGTTTATTATTTTTATATTTAGCATTAAACTTTTTAATCATTGTATTTTTTGTAGGTGCTTCAGAACGTGATTATTAAGAGGGGGAAGATAAATGAAAATGTGCAAAGAAGAATTAACAGGTAGCTTAGTATTTTATATGTGTATTTTAATGGGGTAGATTGTAAGGCTTTATCTGATGATGATTTTATAATAATGTGTGAATGTTTAGGGAATTTAAGCACACATGATTTATTAGAAATTTATGATATAATAAACCCTATTATTAAAGCTAACTACGAAGTGTAAAATGGAAGAACAAGAATAAGAAGGAGTGAATTAAATGAATTATGCATGGGAAATTTATAAAATATTAGAATCTAGAGGTTGCGAACAAATAATGATGGAATTTGATTCCGAATATAGAATTATAGCAAGTAAAGCTTGTGAAAAAATGACAACGAAAAATGATAAATATTGTGATATTTTAGTAGTAAAATATAAAAGAAAAAATCAAATTACAAATGAAATGACTGATGAAATGTTTATTATTATACCAAAGAATTACAAGACAGAAAAAGATTTAAGAGCGAAAGTTATAAGGGAGTTGTATTGTATATGACAGTAAAAGATTTAAAAGAAATTTTGGAATGTTTGATTGAAGATGGTAAAACGGATTTTCCTGTTTTTGCAGCAGGGTATTATGGTGAGGATTTTGCAGTATATGTTGATAATGAAAAGAAAGAGGTGGTATTACAATGACAGTAAAAGATTTAAAAGAAATATTAGAAGTTTTAATAGAAGATGATAAAGCACATTATACTGTATACGTTGGAGATTCTATTGACGACCCTATTATTACTGTTATTGATTTTTTTGACGAAATTAATATTAGTTCTAGTGATGAAGAATAAGGGGTGAATTTATAATGTCAGACGATAGATATATAGCATTTAAATTATTAGCAGATAAATGTGGAAAAGTTCTTGGTTATAGAGAACTATATCCCGATGATATATTTTGGATAGCGTATGCATATATTAATGGTGATTGTAAATCTCGTAAAGATTACGAGTATTTAGTTAATTTCTTATTTGAAAATAATGATTGGAGAGTGGAGTTATTAAAATGAATAGAATTGAAAAAAGTTATAGTTTAAGAAATGAATGTATATCAGAGGATAGAGTATTTACAGATGATTTTTTACTAAATTTATATGATTACATTGAAGATGCTAAAGATATGGAAAGATATATAGATATATTAAATACAGAGTTTAGGGGAGATATACCTAATAAATTTATAGAGGTGTTATTATAATGATAAGAGAAAGTTTACAAGATGTTAATTCAATTACTATAGAGGAATGTTCTGAACTTATACAAGCTTTATCAAAACTTAATCGTTGGGCTAGTGGTGATGTAACATTAAGAGCAAGTAAAGAAGAAATTGATAGCATGGTACTTGAGGAAATGGTTGACGTTTATATTTGTTTAGAAAAATTAAATGAAAAACTTGAAATAATACCCGAAGCCTTTGATAGTATTTATATATCTAAGGTTACAAGATATAACGAGTTAATAAATAACTAATTAATAAGGGTGAACATTTTCACCCTAATACATATATTATAAATATATGAATAATAAGGGGGTATACCATGAATGCAAAGCGACAACTAAGTGGATTAAAAAGAGTAAATTGGGAAAAGAAGTCAACTAAGCAAAAAGTAAAATACTTAACTAATAAGTTAACAATGTTAGGTTTTAAAATTCCAACTTATTTAAAAAATGGACAACTTACTGATAGACAATTAAAATCACAAATTAATAAAATTGAACGTGGTTTAAATTCACAAATTAAAAAAGATAATTCAAAGCCTAAAAAATCACTACCAATTGAAACACGACTTAATCGATATGTAAAAAGATATAATAAGGAAGTTGATATGACATTAAATGCATTAAAAGCTATTGGTTTATCACAACAAGAAATTGATTATCTATCTGGTAAAGATATATTTTTTCCAAGTAGGAGAAATAAAAGCTTTAAGGTAGACGGAACTCCATTAAAGAAAATTGGAAATTTAATAATAACTGATGATGATAAAAGATTAGCAATGTTAAACAAATTAAAGAATGATTATAAAAAGATAACACTTCAAGCAGTTTATGACAAAATAAATGATGATACAATGCAAAATCAATGGTTTGCTGATTTTATGAGTTTAGATTTTGTTCAAAATATGAAGAATTATCAAAGACAAGCTATATGGAAACAATGGCACACTCTTTCACCACTACAAAAAGAATTATTTATAAAAGGCGAGCTTAATAATTTAAGGGATAAATATCTAGATGTTGGAGAGGATGAAATAGATAAAGCTTCCGAAAATTCTTATGCAAGAATAGATAGGACAATACAAGAGTATAGGAACTTGGATAATTTTAAATAGGGAGGATTAATAAATGAAATTAAATGAAAGGTTAGAAAAAATTACTAATGAGTTAAAAAAACATTATTTTTATGATACTATTCCAAATTATGGCGACGTTCAAAATTTTGCGTTTGATATTGAAGCATGTTATTTAAAAGAAAAGAATGAAATGTTAACTTATTCTATCGCTTTAATGTCATGTGACAATAATACAGATATTTGTTATCATTATAAATCTGTTGATAAGTTTATGAATGATTTATTATCTATTAAAAAGAAAACAATTAATTTATTTGCTCATAATGCATTATACGATATTAAGCCTTTTATATTATGGTTTACCGAACAAGATAATGTAAGTCAAAGATTTGATGATTATTACGAAAAAGAATGTTACGATTTTTACAATAAGAAAAAAGAAAAATTAAAATTCACTACTAAGAATAAAACAAAATTAAAAGCATTTGAATATAATTTAATAATGAAAGATGGACTATTTTATAAGTTAACTTTACAAGGTGATGACGTAACAATAAATTTTTATGATACTTTCAAAATTGCTCCATTTTCTTTACAAAAATGTTGTAGTGACTTTCTTAATTTGCATCTACCAAAAGATGGATTAGATTATGAAAAGGAAAGAAGTCTTGATGATGATTTAACAATAGAAGAATTAAGTTATATTTACAATGATGTATTCGGTTTAAGTTATCTAGTAAAAATGCTTAAAATTGACGGGCTTGATATAAATGGGAAACATGTATTGTACACTAAGTTAACAAATAGTGGTCAATCATTAGAGGATTATAAAGACACAATTCTAGAGGATTATACTTTAAAACAAAATATGTTTGAAAATCAAGATTTATTTGACTATGTAGATAATGGATTAATGCGTTCGAAATTTTTTCAAACTAATAGCCCTGCTTTGAAAAAACAAATAATGTTTGAATGCTTGTTTCCAAAGCAAAGTTATTTTACTGATGCATGGCAAAGGCATTCGTATTATGGTGGTTTAAGTACAGTATGTTTTGAAAATGTAGAAAAATTTAAAAAATGCAAAAATCATAACGGTATAGTTTTAGATGTTAATTCTTTGTATCCATATATTATGTACGACAGACTATTACCTTATGGTCAAGCAAATTATAAAGATATTCCATATTGTGATATGAATGAAAGTTATAAAAAATGTTTTCCATTATATATTCAAGAAATTACTATATACGATTTTGAAGTAAAAGAAAATAAGATGGCATTCTTACAAGTTAAGGATAACCCAAATTTTAATGGTCGTGAAATATTAAAAAATAATGTAAAAGATGGAGAAAAAGTAACATTAACTTTTAGATTATGCAACCCGTTACTTGATTTACTTTTTGAATGTTACAATGTTTATTCTTATGAACTTGGTGGGCATATGGCATTTAGTGGTAGTCATGATTTATTCAAAAACTACATTGATTTTTGGAGTGAAGTAAAAAAGAACTCTACAGGTGCAAATAGAGCAATTGCAAAATTAAGGCAAAACGGGTTATATGGTAAATTCGGCATGAGTGGCAGTAACGAAATTACAGAATTTGAAAACAAAGACGGGATATTTACAATTAATCATTTACATGATGAGTATGTTTCAGATAACATTTATTTACCTATGGCGACTTTTATAACATCATATGCTAAGCAATATTTAGTCCAAGCAATTAATGCAAATTATGAAAGATTTTTATATTGTGATACTGACAGTTTACATTTATACGGAACACTTGAAGAAGTTAAAGGGGTAAACATTGGAGCAAAGATATATGGTTACTGGGATAATGAATTATGTTTTGAAGATTTTAAATATATTGGCAGCAAACGTTATGCAGAAAAGAATGCAGAAACTCATAAATGGGAAATTAAATGTTGTGGATTAACAGATAATATAATGAAGCAAGTTAATGATATTAATGTATTCGATAATTGTCCTCACGCATCAAAGGAATTAAAAAAGATGAAATTATACACAAAAGAAAATGATATATATTACTATTATGATAAAGAATGTACAAAGAAAATAGTAGGTTTAATTAAATCTAAAAAATCAAAGATAATAAAAGGTGGTACACTTATACAAGAACAACCTTATAAAATTTCAAATAGTTATTATTTATTTTAGGGGGTAAGGAATTTTATGAAATATGAAGATTATATAAATCAATATGGAGATAGATATATAAAAGGTATGACATACAGATTTTATAATACTATATTAGTAAATTACCATGATAGGGTAGAATTTGAAGATGTGTTACAAATATGTGAAATAAAAGTTGCTTTTGCTATAAATAAATATAATGAAGATATTGCAGGGTTAAATACATTCATTGCAAAAGTAGTAAAAAATGGAGTTTATGATGTTTTAAAAATTGAAAGAAGAGAAAAAAGAAAAGTTTATGACAATAGAGTGTTTTTAGATAAAGAAGTGGTTAAAAATGAAAGTAATAAGGATTTGAGTTTACACAATGTTATTCAATCTGAAGATGAATACGAAGATATAAACGAAACAATTGATAAGGTTTGCGAATTTATCAAAAATGAAAGGCATAAAGAATATTTTAAAATGTATTGTCAAGGTTATACTATAGAAGAAATATGTAAAAAATATAATACAAAATATAATGGTACAAAAACAATTTTATCAAGGATTAGAAAAAGATTAAGAGAACATGAGAAAGAAATAAGAGAAATAATTTAACAATTGGAGGGTTAAACCCTCCTTTTATTTTACTCCTAAACTTCTGAAAATATCATACATTAAATGTTTATTGTTTTGGTCAGAAAATCTTACTCTTCCAACTTGGAAATATGATATTAATTGTTTTAACATGCTAAGATTAATTCCACTTGCATTTAGTAATGTATTCGGATTATGGTCTTCACAACTTAGTACATATTCATTACATGTTTTCATATATTTGTCATCACAATAAAATATACCAGTTTTGTAATCAAGCCATATCATACTAACTTCACCATTATATGTTATTGACATAACAGGCGAAGTATTTCTTTTTGGTCTTTTCTCAATAAACACTTCACTATCTCTAAGCGAATTATTAAATATTGAATAGTCAGCATATTTTGTCCCTTTAATAAGTTTACCAAACTTTGTTTCTAGTTTTTCATTAATAAATACTGTATCAGTGCACATTTCGATAATCAATTCACCATCACGAGCTATAGTAAATCTTTCTGTCTTTTTAGGAGTTACATCAAAGTAAGTAAAATAAGGATTAACTACTGAAACATTATTAGCTAGTAAATATGCTTTAACATTATTTCTTTTTCTTGCTATTGTTTCATATAAATCTAAAAATACATCAACTTCATTGGATAAATACCTTATACAACCTTTATCGACTATAAATTCGTCAAAAATGATAGTTGTTACAAAAGGATAATCTACTGATTTTAATTTTTGTGATGTTGAAAGAGCAATCGCATACCCTGCGATTTTTCCATCTATATAAAATGTTTTACCTTTTACTTCGAATGTGTGTGTCTTAAACTTTTTCCTTAAATCAGGACTATCAAAAAATTTATGAATATCATTAAGTTCAGTTTTATATCTCCTTACATATACAAATTGTTCACCCTTTTTTAAAAACTTTTTGATTACATTACATTTTGCTCCAAATGTTTTCCCAAACCCTCTATTAGTCAATATGAAATTCAAAGTAGCATTATAACTATTAATTCTATCATAATTATACCATGCCAAAATAAACACTTCCTTTCATTTAATTAAAGCCCTTACAAGTGATTGCAAGGACTGTTTATATTATACAATTATACTATCAATACCTAATTTCTTTAATTTTTGTTGCATTTCTTCTGCATTTGATTTAACTTTATATGCTCCAACTTGTACACGATAAATCTTATCATTATTTGAACTATTATTTGTATTATTTACTTGAAAAGTTTTACCAGTTAAAGCTTGTATTATTGCAGAACATATGCCATCAAAGTTTTCACGATATTTTTGTACATCAAAAGAACTATCACAGAAACAAACTTCAATTAATAGCATTGGTTTATTTGTGTGTTTTAAAACATAAAGCCCTTTTCTTTCTTTTCCCCCTCTATCTTTTAGTCCACTTGCTTTACTAATTGCAGATGACACTTGATTAGCTAATTGTGATTGGGAATAATAACAAACTTCTGTACCCATACTGTTTGATGTATGGTGATAAGCATTAAAATGAATTGATATATCTATACCATCTTTAAATTGATTATGCCAGTTTGCAATATTTGCTAAGTTTTGTGAACTTGAACTTGATGTATCATGATACTTGTACACTTCTATACCAATAGCTTTACACATGTCGTAAATTCTATCAACTATTTTTCTTGCTTCAGTAACTTCGTTTATTATATCACTTGCACCTTGACAATTTATGCTATGACCACTACTAATATTAATTTGGTTATACAATTACTCATCACTTCCTATGCTTAATTTCTTTTCTATATATTCTAATCTTTTGTTATTTGTTGCCAAATTTTCGTTTACTTTTTCAAGTACATCTGTGAATTTATCAATAGTTGTCAAATACCTTTCTTCCCTTTTTGCATTTTCTTCACGTTCTTGCTTAACCATATACCAAATAAAATATGCACAACCTAGAACGCAAACAATTGGAAAACCTAGATTTGTAATTAATGTTGATACTTCGCTCATATTATCCTCCTATTCGTATAATTCAGTTGATAAATTTCCCTCATCATCAACTATTAGTTTATATTGTTTATTACTTGGTGAAATTAAAACAATCTTATTAAATGGTAACATTAAATTAATTGTATTATTTAAATTTTCACAAGTATCTTGGCATTGATATACTAAGTTATACATTTCTGCGAGAACTTCTTGCCATGTATTTTTATCCATATTGTACAAATTTTGTATAGATGAATAAATATTTTCTTTACTTCCCATTGTATTTCACTTCCTTTATAAAATTAGGAAAGTTGATGTTACCTCCTTACTCATTTATTAATTAAATAAAATAATTTACACTAGCAAATACACGAATTTCCTTGTTTGATAAGGTTGAACATCCTCTCAAACCTACAGTACCGTTTGCCCTAAATAACAATTGACAAACACCAATTGTATTTGTTGTTAAGTCTTGATAACAAGCACAAACTGGAGTATTTTTTAATGGTGGATTTGAAATTGTAGCAATATTAACACCCTCTGATAAATCTGCAGTTGAAGTTGAATATAAAGTGAAATTTAATGATACTCTATTTAAATAATCAATATCATTTATTACAGTATATGAACTATCATTCTTCCAACCTAATTCCTCATTTGGAGTAATGTTAGTTTTTTGTGTTTGTGCTATCGTTAAAGTTGAACTTAAATCAGAATATAACTCTTTATCTTCATATCGCAATAACTCAACAAAATTAAATGCAGTTGCAAAATTAACTTGTAGAGTTAACACATCATACTGATTTATTGGTCTTACATAAACATAAATATAATTACCTAAAATTCTACTATAAACTCTAATATTACTACTTCCATTAAGTTTTTTTATTTTCGATAAAATACTACTTGTATCTTCGTTTGTTTGTCTGCCAAAATAAGCAAAATATTCTGCTTTTTCATATTCGTTTATTGTATATCTATAAACAGTGAATCCAATACTTCCTATTATTTTCCCTTCATCAAAATTGAAAATAGTTCCTTTTGGCTCTATTGGTATTCTTAAAACTGGAACGCAATAATCGCTTCCTATACCTCTTTCGACAGTTACGTCTCCCCCTCTATTTATTCCGTTCATATAATCGACCTCCTTTATACATATTTTTTCAATAATTTTCTAGTTTCTTCTAGCATAGGGTCGCAATACCAAAAACATGCACAATCTAAATTTGTATTTTTATATGTTTCTAACATTCCATATAAAAAGATAGCACTAGGGTTTCCACTCATATCGGGTGTTAAATCGTTGCTATTCCAATTCCATTTTTCGGGAACTGCTAAACATTCCCAACTATCGGGACAACCTGCTTCACCTAACATTACTTTTTTATTTGGGTAATCTTTTATAGCTTTATTTACTAAATAGGTATTTCTATTTTGTTCCCATGCTATAACACTATCATTATAAGTTGTATTATTGAGTTTTCCACTTATTGCTGGGTATTGATGGAAACTTATAATATCAAATATATATCCTTTATCTAAATTTTTTACCCCAGTTCCTGCAAACCCTACTTGAAAGCCTAAAGATTTTAATTCATTAGTAAAATTATTTATTATATTTACTTCTGTCATTTCTCTATTTAATAATGAAGAGCTTTCATTAAAATATAATAAATAATCACACTTTAATACATTAGTAACACTTCTTATTAATTCTTTATATTTATTAAACCAATTAGTAAATGTTAATTTATTCAGATTGTCCCTTATTTCATCAGCATGAAATTTTACTCCTTTGATTTTTATATTTAAATCATTGCATTTTTTTATTACATAATTTAACCAATCAGTTGTTGGATTTAAAAAATATGTTGTGTCATCATTTATAATTGACCCATTTGGCTTTATTTGAAAATCAATTATTATGCCGTCAATACATCCAATCCAACTGTTTAATGTTTCATCAGTAAATGGGTATATTTCATCAACTTTTTTTGATACTGACCAGTTTAAATTACCGTAAATTTTAGGTTTGAAAACTCTTCGTGAGTTAAACAACTCTTTATCAACTTTTTCACTCTTAATACTATCCAATTCTTCGTTAACTTCAATTTTAAAATTATTAACTTTATCATTAATATCCTTTAATAGAGTTTGATTAATTAACTGCTCCAATGTTCCGTTATTTATTAATTCTAATAATCTTTTTGCAACTTGTTCCTCTAGTCCTTGTCCTAATAAATATTGCAATTTTAATTCCATACTTTTATCACTATTATAACATCTATCATCTAAATATTTAAAATGTTCAATAATGATATTTATTTTTTGGGCAAATTTGCACATTAATTCATCAGTTGTCAAACTGTCAAAATCATAAACTTGTGTAACTAATTTATCAAGTCCAATATTTCTTATTTTATCAATACTCATGCACATGCACCTCCTATTTATTACTAACGACAAAAAAGGACTTGAGTAAACAAGTCCTAATATATTAGCATGAACAAATCGTTACATTCATCAAAAATCATTTGGTCAATATTTATTAATACGTTTCTCCATTTTTCTAATAATTCAGCAGATGAAGTCACCCCTATATTACCTTGGGAAATTAAACTATATGTTTCTGTTGAATTATTTTCTGCACTATTTGTCCCGTTACTGCTCATTGTTGAGTTGTCCGTATTCTTACTTGCACTAGTCATATATTGGTCAATGTCATCAACTTTATTTTGTGGAGTATCATTATTAATATTTAAGCTAGTGTCATTTGATGTACTTGTTGAACTTTGATTAACTGAACTATTTCCTGTTAATTCTCTTGTATATTGCTCTTTTAAATCTTTATTTAGCATAAAATCAATGTCATTACATCTTAATTCAGTTTGATAAAGTTGTTTAAAATATGGATAAATATCATTTAATTTAATTTGCAATGCCTTTTTAAATCTAGCTATAGGAGTTAATCCAATTTCATAAAAATAGAAATGGTCAATAAATTTTTTCTGAAAAGCTGACTTTAATTCATTGTCATATAAATTATAATCAAAATCAAATAAATTAAAATCTAAGTCATTGACTATTTGATTTAATTCTAGTGTGTATTTACTCATCTATTTCTCCCTCCTTTTCTCCGTCTTGGTCATAACTGTTTTCAAAATTATTATTTTTTGTTACTTTAACATTAAGCCCAAATTTTTTATTAAGTTCTTTACATGCAATTTGTCTATTAGCAAACATAATATCTACATTTCTATTTATATAATCATTATTAGAATTAACCTCGTCAACTAATAATCTTTCCTTTTTCTCAAAGGAATTGTTCAATCCAAAAAATGTTAGTATTTCTCTTTCAAGTTCATATTTGTATGCATTAAGCTTATCTGCGACATATGGAGTAGTAGTTAAAATTGCATTTGAGTTTTCAATATTTAAATCCTTATTACCAAAAATCACTGGCTCTAAATTATCTACTTCTTCAAATAATTTTTGCATAGTTTGTTTATTGTTGGGAGTTGTTTCTATAAACCAAGGGAATTTTTGATGATTAATATTAGCTCTTATACATCTTTCAACCTCCATCATCTTTGTTGCATAATCTATGACATAATCCTCTGTTCCGAAACCTAAATCATTATTAAGAATAAGTTGACAATTATTCTTCCAATCTTTATTTAAATAGGGTATAGTTTTAATATAATTATAACCACTTGTAATTACTTTTGTATGCTCAAAATTTACGTTCATTTCTTCAGCAAATTCACAAGGAACACAAATTAATCCCATATTTTCATCATTAACGAATATAGCTTTTCCAAAGTGAAAAAGAGATTTTTCGATGTATCTTGGTTTAATTGTTTCGGGTAGGTTTTCCCATGTGAACATATTTAAAGCTAATAACTTGTATTTATTATACAATAAATTAAAATGTTGATTTCTACTTTCTTGCATCAATCCCTGTTTTTGTTTATGTGTCATTCCCATTATACATACACCTCCACATTGTTATCATAATTGAACATTGTTGTTCCGTCATTGTCCATATGCCAAACTGTAATACCATTATTAAAAATTGATTTTATTTCGTCTAAATATTCATGAGGTATTCTTGCTCCTACAATATTACAAACATTAGTTTTTACATAATTATAATGTTTTCTACATGTTAAATTTATAAAATCATAACCATTAACTTTATAACCATATCGTTTAAAATATTCTTGAGCCTTTGACATTTGTTGAACATTACATCTATATTCTAATAAATCAACTCTTTGATTGCTATTAATTAAATTAAATAATGTGTCATTTCCTGCAGTCTTAATACTATTCGGAGTTGTTAGCATATCGTTAACTTTTGCGTTTTTCATACTAATAATGTTATGCTCATTTAATTGTGAATTTTCATTTGCTTGATTATTAGCTAATTGATTTTGCATGTAACCAAAAGCTAAATTACTTGCGTTACCTGCTAATCCTCCAAAATTTAGGCTCAATAAATTACCTATTGCACTTAATGCATTATTAGTTGTACTTTGTGCAAAATTCAAATTATTTGATTGAGTATTATGTTTTAATGTTAAATCATTTTCTAATAAAGCATTAGTAACTGATTGATTAAATGAACTAGCAGAAGTAGCTAAAAATTGACTATATGCAGAAGATGTAACAGGTAACATTAATGCTGTACTATTACACATTCCCTCTAAGTTACCATCGCCATCATATTTATAATTTTCAACATAAATATTATACTTACTTTCTGAACTTATTGCAGTAGTTTTTACTTTTACCTTGAATTCGTTTGTGCCATTATCCTCTATTCTTTCGGGCTTGATTAACATTGGATTTGAAGAATAATCAGTAATTAAAAAATATCTAAAAGGATAACATAAAACCCTAGGCTCAAAATCATAACTATAGTCAGATTTTTTAGGGTAAATTTTTTGAGTTCCACCAAGTTGATAATTAATTTTATCAAACGAACAAATTCTTTTTACATAAGGTATTTGACCGTCGGGGCTTCCATACCTTGCAGTATCAAATATTGCTTTACGAACGTCTGATATATCAGCTTCATCAATGAAAGGATTATATGTTACACTTTCAATAGTATTTACAAATCCAAGATAAGTTGCTTCACTTGCTCCATTTTTAGGAACATAGTAATAATATAACCCAACTGCAACATTATTAATTATTGTGCTATCTGGCTCATTTTTTGAAGTTGTTGCCATTATAAATCCCTCCTAATCTCCTAATAAATTTCTATAACGATAATCACTATTTGGAGTTCTGTCATTTTCCATTATATCTGTACCTGTTTGTTTTGCTTCAATAACATGAATGCTACCATCATCATTATGCCTATAAAACATAACAACATGACCATTGTCGGAGTTACCCCTAGTAAAGACCAAATCACCTGGTTTACATTCTTCTAACGTTATTTCTTTACCCTCTTTAATTTGTGTATATGTTGTTCTTGATATATTTATTCCATTATCATGATATGCCCATTGACATAAGCCAGAACAATCTGTTCCACTACTATTACCTAATGGAGGATAATTCCCACCATATACGTAAGGTAATCCAATCAGTTTCTTTGCGCTATTTATAATATTTTGCCTTATTTCACTTGTTGGAGTATCATACTTATTAAACATATCAGGAATGTAACCTTTTCCGTCATTGTCTGTAATTGTTCCACCATTTAGGTTAGGTATTGGCTTATAATTATAATCACCATTTAAAAATACATTAGCTTCTGCTTTTCTTCTATTCCTTAATCCCTCTTCGAATTGAGTACCCGGCATTATTACCGTTTCTTTCCATACTTCTGCAATACTTTCAGGACTATCGCCATTAATGTATTTAGTAAAAATTGACTTGTTTGATAAACTACCAGTATTATAATAAAAAGAAACGAACGCATCAAAATGTTGTTGCTTCATTTTATTCATATCAAAACCATATTTGACAAAGGTATCATACACATATGATGAATAATTGTTCTTTAAACTTTCTGCCAACACATTACTTGCTTGTTCCTCTGTACATTCTGGAGCAAGTTGATTATAATGTTCAGAATCATATTTACTCGTAGTACCGTAGCCAATAGTGTAAGTTCCATCACCTAAATTGTATGGAGTTGCGCTAAACCCCTCGCCTTGTTTAATAAACCAAAAACCATTAGCTGATACTAATTTATCTTTATATAAATTACCTTGATTTGTTGAACTATCACTACTTCCACCACTATATTTTATTGAAAGTTTATCTGAACTAGTAACAATATAACCACCTTTGTTTTCATAATCATAAAGTGGAGTTCTGTTTTGTAAAATATATTCACCTATTTCAAAATCTTCATTTTCTAACATATTATAATCTGCCACTGTTCCATCTGCATTCCATCTCCATAAATGTTGCCTATCTATGTGAGATTTTATTTTTGTAAAATTCATTTCAAACCAATATGTTTGAATTACATCTAACTTTAAAGTAAGTTCCGTTACATTTTCAGAAAGATAAGTTTTATTTAAAATAAAAAAGTATTCCATTTTACCATCAACAGAATTTTGAAATGCACAATAATTACATAATGCAAGTTCGTCAATATATTTTGGAACTTTTAATGTACGTTCTTTTCTTAAATATGTGCAGTTATCAATTTTAAATTGCAAATAATTCATAAAGAAATTTAATTGATTTGTTACATTATTAAAATTAACTGTATGATTGTGTCCAACATCTAAAAACCAACAGTTAAACAAATAAATTGTACTTTGTCTTGCCATGAAATTCACTTCCTTTCCTTTTTCATATACGACAAAAAAGGAGGCTTGTATACCTCCTTATTTTATTCAGTTACTATTCTACAAACATTTGCAAAATTACAAGCTGACATTAATCCCCATCTATTGAAGAATACATTTGTATAAATTCCTTGAGGGTTTCTAAATGTTTCTGAACTGTTTAATGTTTCATATATTTGTATTGCATCTTTATCACAAATAATTGCTAAACAATCAGTATCTTCTGCATATGTTGCTTCTTCACCCTCTCCTGTTCTCTTAGTGAATTGTGGAACTGGTAATACATGAAGTGGAACTTCTGCCTTATCTATATTGAATGCTTGTGCTAATAATTCAACATCAATATTTGCCATCATATCCGGGTCTAAGAAAACAACTAAATCTTGAGGTCTTGAGAAAGTCATTACACCCTGTCCATTATGTTTGTTATTTAAAAATCCCATTTTGATAACTTGTGATTTTATAGTCTTAACTAATACTTTTGCCTTTTCTTCTTCTGTCATTGTACCATATGCTACCTTATTAATAGTAGCTTTTCCACCTTTTAATTCTGGTAATGCATGTAATACCATTTCTTGCATGTCATACTCGATAGAAGTCAATGGAGCTTGTAATATTCTACCTGTCATAGAGCTTAAACCATTTTCTGCCCTAAATGCACCTTTTAATTCCTCATCAGTAATAGTTGTTTTGTATTGATGACGGAAATTTTCTGAATAATACTCGACCTTTACATTAGGAGTTTCTCTTGCTAATAAATCGCTAGCTAAATTAGATGTATCTGTTTCGTGTGTCCTTTGTTTACCTTTGATAATATCAACAAAAATGCTTTCAATTGATTTACCGTATGGTAACATACCCCTATTAAATAATTTGTAAGGATTTTCGTATGCCTTACTAAAAAATAATTGTTTTGCAACTTGATTTGTTAACACACTAATAAATTCATTCTTTGTACTTGGATAAGTATAAATAATTTCTTCAATATTCCCTATATTGTCTTGAGTTGCAGTAGGAACTCTATCTTTATATTCTTGACTTGCTAAATCACTAACCATACTTACAAACGTTACATTGTCCAATGCCATAATATAATCACTCTCCTATTATAATACTTTATTTAAAAACTCTTGATAACTCATTTTAGGTTGAGTATCTTGAGATTTAGGCTTGTTTTGTTCGGGATTACTTGAAACTTGTTCAAATAATTCATAATTTTTAATTTTTAATTTTTTAACTTGTTCATCATATGATTTAATTGTTTCATCTTTTTCTGATAAAACTGATTTTTGACTTTCCAATTGTTGCTTTAAATCTGCGATTTCTTTTTCAGCTTTTAATTGGTAATCATTAGCTTGTTCCAAATTTTCAAATGCCATTAATATTTCCTCCTTATAATTTATTAATTCTTAATAGAATACCCAAATATGCACCTTGTAGTGCGTTGGGTACTCAATAAAAATGCAATTTATAAATGTTAATAACGGAAATACCACTTTCGACCTTGCAATTACAGGCTCTTCACCTTGGTATGTAATTGCAACATTATTATTCAACGTATTATAAACTACAATTAATATATACGATAAAAAATGAAAAAAGGTAGACAATAAAGCCTACCTTAATATTATTCTTCTATTTCACCATTTGCAAATTGAATTGCTTTGTTGATTCTATATGCTATTTTCTTCATAGCGTATATTTCTTTTTCTTCTGTAGCAATTTTATCACATAAAACTTCTAAATCATTAAATAATTTTTCTGTATCTATATAATCACCGTTTGATTCATACATTCTTGCTAATTTATTATGTTCTTTTTTATCATTTGCCTTAACCTTTTTGGCTAATTCTAAAGTTTGAGTAACTTCGTCCAATAAAGTTAATAAATGAACTTTAATACTTTCCATTATTTTCTACCTCCTTTTCTGTAATTTCTCTTATTTTTATTATCTTCTTCAAAAGGATTATCTTCTTTGAATTTAATAATTTCAATGTTGTGAACAATTACTGAAAAGTAATTCTTCCAATTTCCTTTATCATTTTGAATTGATTTATAATCAATTTCACCCTCTATTAAAACTTTAGCACCAGTTACTAAATATTTTTCCATTGATTCAACTCTTTGACCAAACATTGTAACAGGTACAAAATTAGTTTTAGCTTTTTCGCCATAACCCACTTGATTTGCTACTGTAAAGTTACCGACTATTGTTTCGTTAGCTAATACCTTTACGTCCATGTCCTTTGTTAAATTTCCACTAATAATTACTTTGTTCATAAAATAATCAACCTCACTTTAATACTTATTATTTTTGTTTCTTGTATTTATATTATACTGATATTTAAGAGCTAAAGTATACACTATTTTAAAAATATTTAAGAGTAATACCAGTATAATATATGTAATAATGAGGGCGAATAAATCGCCCACAGGAATAAAATATGTGATTAATAAATGTGTGGTAATCAAATGGTGGTTGATTCCACTATAAATAAATTGAAAGGAGAAAAAATGAAAAAGTGTCCAATAGAACAATGCTCAATTATATTATACGTATAAGTGGATTAATTGGTAAACAAGAATTATGATAATGCATATATTCCTAACATAATAAAAATAATAACAATAAAAATAAAAAATAATATTTCCATTTAATCACCTCTTATTTGTATAAATCTCTTAATTCTTCAATTTTCATATTTGAATACTTTTCTAATAACCTTTTTATTCTTAATGCGTCTTTATGATTTAAATCTATTGTATAAACCTTGTTAGTTGTACATAAAATATATATACGTTGTAATAATCTAAAATATTCTTTACTTTTCATGTTATCACCTCTTAATTATTTCTTTACCCAAATGCCTTTATCCCTTAATATTTCATCAATTAATTTAATAACATCCATTGTTCTATTATATTTTTCTTCATCACAATCAATATAAAATGTGAAAGCCATGTCACAATATCTTTCGTACATATACAATAAATCTTTAATACTTAATCCTTTTATAAAATCTACTATTCTTTATTCATATTATTCAACTCCTTTTCCATGATTTAATTATATAACATTTGAACAGAAAATGCAAGGGTTTTTAAACAAATAATTGAAAATAATTATAAGAAATATTCGACAAAATATTGATGCATGTAGTTATCAATACTATGTGAAAATATAATGAAAATGTTACATGATTTGTGTATGTTATTTGACGTAGTTTTGATTACTATTGGGGGAAGTATTTGGAACTGAGAAGAACAAATTAGATT